TGGCCAGCCAGAATAGTGCGGCACACAACATGAAAAGCATCGTCGGGAATTTCGGCGGCGGAAGTCCAGAAACGAGGGATAATGTCATGCAGCCCGCTTTCCGTGATAGATTGGAAGAATAACTTCTTGTTGCTGGCAGGCCGGATAGCCGTGCAAGGATTAAGAAGCCGGTAACTGCCGGGCACAGAGGTCAGCAGCATTTCGGGGACATGGGCAGGATTGATGTTACCCCAGTTGACGATGACGTCTTCGGCTTGCTGGAAATAACTACTGCCCGACAGCTTTAGCACCTTCCCTCCAAGGGCTTCGGCCAAAGCCTTAGCACTCTTGGAGCCAGTGCGGTAGGGAAGAACTCGGTATCGCATATCAGCCCTCCTCGTCGAAGTCGATATCGACGTCATAATCGGTGTCGTAGATTTCCTCGGGCTCTTCCGGTTCCTCGGTGTAGCCGGGGAAGGGGATGGCTTCCATCTGTTGAATCGGCATCAGGGTATTCGCCGTAGTAGCCAGCGAAAAGAATTCGTTAGCCGATTGGTGAGACGTGGCCCACGCATCAGATTGCGCCACCATCCCGCCGAGTTTTTTCATGACCTTCCGTGGGTCACGGCCAAAAGGGTCGTCGGCCAACTCCACAGGTTTGTAGAGTGACCAGTCTCGACAGTAACAGATATCCTGCGCCAGCCGGATTCCGTCGTAGAGCGAGTCACGAATCTGATCTTCGGTCATCGCAATCCCTTGCCGGACAATCGCGGCGGTATCGCCGAGGATGGTGTCGAAGAAGGTGGCCGGTCCTTCCGCCGAGAACATACCGCAGATATCGCGCGGATCGGAGAACTCTGCCGACAGATCGTAGAGACGGCGAAGAATACTCAACCAGTCCATAATCGCCTGTGGGTTCGTGCAGCCACGCAGGGTGCGGATTTCGAGCGAGCCGAACTTCATCAGCGCATGGGCGTTCAAGCCGCCGTAGTGGAGGTTGTCACGGAGTTCGAGCTTGCCGTCGCTACGGATGAACCGCTTGATCTGAGAAACCAGAGCGGGAGCGTCCTTCGCCCGCAGACAGAAGAGATTGCCGACGCGGTGGTCGCCGCACCACTCGGTCAAGGCTTCCTCGACGATGAAGTAGAGAGCCATGAAAGCCGTCAGACGGTTGAGGTGAAACTTCTGGCAGTTGAGGTGGACGTGAACCGACGTCCGATTGGAGACGTCAAGGACGGTGCCGTATTTATCCATGATCTTCCAGAGGGCTTCGATGGCCTCGGGGACCTGATCGAACTTGATCGGCTTCGCCAGAACGTATTCGGCGTTGTCCTGCCCCCGCAGAGAATGGTCCTGATGGAATTCCCAGAACGGCGCGAGGTTGGCGTTGTTCTTCTCGAACTTATTGCCCTCGCACTCGATTTCGATACCGACCTCGCCTGCCGTCGGAATACGGCCCAGCAGAGTCTTGATATCGTAACCCGGCGAAGGGTTCTCGGTTGTCCGGAGAAACGGCGACTTCATGGGCACCTCCTTATTCGACGACGATGTTAATGAAAATCCCGAGGTCCTGAACGGCTTCCCGGGTGTGGTAGTGGTTGACGTCGAGGATAACCTCGGTGGAGTCACGATGCGGCAGAACCCCGATAACGCTGTCCTTGTAGCCGAGGAACAACGTGTTGATCGGGCCTCGGATCAAGGCGAAATGCCGGTGGAAGGCGACCCCGTCGTTCGTGACGGTCCTATCCTTGAGATTGGTCAGACATTCCTCGAACGAGGGATACTCGTTACGGATGGTAGCCGCGAGAGCCGGGGAAGTCAAGGCAATTCCACGCGGCCCGCCCATTATGGGCTGATCGTCCAGCCGAAGACGACTCTCGGCGATCATGTTGCTGGTCAAACCCTGCTCGGATTTGCGGGTGGGTTGACGTTCGAGATAGTAAACCCGACCGTTGTAGTTGCACATTCCCAACGGGAACGGGCGGAACTTGTTGAACTTCGGCGAGTTAATCATCTTCCGCATGAGAGCGGACTTCGGATTCTTCTCCATCCATTCGTCCATCGCGGTGCCGAGCGACGGGTGATCGGACGGATACTGCTCGAACGGCGGACGGTTCGACGAGTGGACGATCATTTCATCCGACAGCGGTTCCATGTAAACACGGAAGATGCCGTCCGGGTTATGAGCGGTGATCGCCATGATGTAGTGCGGAAGACCGTAATAGAGAACGACGGTTCCACGGAGCCGCATATTCGCTTCCTTGATATTCTCGTAGAAGTTGATATGCTCTTTCGTTTTGTCTTCGGTTACCATGTCACTCTCCTTAATAGCGGGCGTAGCTGTGGTCGATGGTGGTCAGCGGGAACCGGAAGGCCCGGCTGAAACTGGCGGGGACGCTCGACTGATTGATGGCGTCAACCAGCGTCGAGTTGTAGCGCGAGACACGCTCCGGCAGATACGTGTTCCGCATATCGGCAATCGCCTGCACCATACGGTTCCAGACGGCGAGACGACGATCCCGGGTAGTCACCCAGAAGTTCGACAGGACACGGTATTCGACGCCGTAGTCCTTGATGCGACACGCCCCGGCCTTGCCGTATAGCGAGCGACGTTCGGTGTTCTCGTCCAGCTTGAGCGACCAGCCGCCGAGATACCAGTCAAGCTGCTTCACGAGGTCGCAGCAATTCAGCATATGCTGCGGATCGGACAGCGCGGCGTCCTTCGTCCACCCGAAGTGGATATGCCCCCCGGCACAGCGCAGAAACGGGTCGTGATCGAGCGACGGCGGAGGGTTCACGGTCTGCGTCCACGCGTTATAGTCCGGCGAACACCCAAGAGCGAGGGCTTCCTTCGACGACGCGAGGAAGACTTCTTCGGAGAACCGAACGGACGGAACCGCCTGCAACGTATGGCCCGCCGGGAGCATCGCTTCAAGCTGCCCCATCACCGCTTGGATATTGCGGTTCCAATCGCGGAAGTTGTCGACCGGGTCGATGTTGAACTCGGCAGCGAGGCCGTCACGCTGGACAGCGCCGTATTCGACCTTGTGCGGTTCTTCCTTCGAGCCGGGAATCAGCCCTTCGGCGGAGACAGGCTGGCCGTCCGGGCCGAAGATGAACAGTTCGGGGTCGCACCCGAAGGTGAACCCGTCCATCGGGGTGAGTGCTTGGGTCGTCATGCTACTCCTTTCTTGGCAAACTTGCCAATTACAACAGTTGATCGAGGTTGGCGACGTGGACCCGGGAAGCCTGATTGTCACCGCCGGAGCAGGTGGGGCACAGGCAAATCTGGTCACGCTCGAAGATCGTCACGCCCTGATCGGCGAAGTCCACAGACTGCCCACACCATGAGCAGCCATACTTGGCGATTTCCTCGAACTGCTCGCGGGTCATCAGGCCCGCCATCGGGTCTTCCTCGCTGCCGAACAGGTGGACGATGTTGACGTTGTCAGTGGGTTGTTTGCCCAACGTCGTCGTGCCACGGGATTTCGTCGTCGTAGTCCGGGTATGTGAAGCCGCATTGGTAGCGCGATTGAAAGGGTCGTAGGTAGTCGACACCGCTACCGGCTCCTTTCCTGCTAGCTTCTTGCACTTCGGTTTCGGGACGTCGTCCCCGCCCGCCGTCAGCTTGTCGAGGTCGAACTGATACCAGACGTCCTCTTCCGTCGAGAAGTAGCGGTGCGCCTTCTCGTTGTGGTAGAGCTTGTATTCCTTGCCGGTGCCGGTGGGCAGAGCCGTGGCGACGTCGATCATCGGCCATTCCGAAGCCCAGAACAGCTTCTTGAAATCGTCCGAATACGCATACCACATCGGGCGTTGATCGTTACGCAGGAAGTTGAGCGTGTTGTTTTCACGATCCATCCATACGAGTGACCACGCCCCACCGGTCGTTCCGCCGCCGGATCGCAGCATCGGGATGATTTCTTCGACACCGAACTTGGCGATACCGGCGATGATTGCGTGGCTGTCGGTGCCGAATTTCTCGTCGAGCAGCTTTTCGAGTTCGGCGTAAGACTGCGTGTCGAGCGTTCCGTTATGAGCGCCGACAATGTGATCGACTTCATACGGATGGGCGTTGACGTTGTTGACGACACCCTTGGTGGCAGCCCTGTTGTGACCCAGAAAAACCTTCGACTGGAAGGCATTCAAGGCCGTTTTGAACCGGGGCATATCGAACAAGTCGATGGGATTCAACGCCCCCTTGGAGATAACGGCTTCACCGTTCTTGCGGATGGCCGCAATACCAGTCGAGTCCGGGCCGCGAAGGTAGTCGATCAGCAAGAGGCGCTTCATCGTCGCCTCGTCCTTGAATTCCAGATTTCCGGCAATGCCGACGTGACCGCACATCAGTTTGTTCCCTTCTTGGTCTGGGTGATAGTGAGTGGCTTGGTGATAGATTTCTTGCGCTTCGCCCAGCCAGCATTGCGTTGCGCGACTAGATCGGGTTTGATCCGATACTGGGAATCCTGCCAGTGCAGATCGGGGTTGCAGACGATGTAGCTCTGGATCAAGTCGAGAGTCCACTTGGCGAACTGGTTGTAGCCACGGTATTCGGGGTGGCCTTGGATGCCGAGGAAGCACGAGTCCCGGAAGAAGAACGCTTCCACGTCCTGCCGCTTGCCGACGTCGCAGTCCATGTCGTTCAACCAGCGAGCCGTCGACTTGTTGCAGACAGCGATGACTTCCATCCCGATTTCCGGGTTGGCGATGACGGCCTGATGATGGACGGACGAGATACGGGGGATAGCCGTCTTGTTGACGACGTCATAAATCCCGTGATCGCCGTAGTGCTCATCGACGTCTTGGAACAACTTGCCGCCCATGAGGACGTTGCCGAGTTGCGCCCCGCGACAAATGCCGAGCATCGGGATACCGAGTTCCATGCACTTGTCGAAGATAGCAATATCCTCCTTGTCTCGTTCGACATGAACGCGAGTCGTATCGTGCGGCTTCTCGCCGTAGAGCCGAGGATCGACGTCCGGACCGCCGGTCAGCACGACGAGGTCGGCGATTTCGACGGTAGTTGCCCGCTTGCATCGAGCACGAGCAAAGAGTTCCGCGAACTGCCGTTCTTCATACGGCGGACCGGCAACGAAAACATCGAGCCAGAGTTCGGGATAGTCGAGCAGATGGTCACGCAGAACCGACACCTTCGGCGGAGCGCGATTGCCCTGCGTCAGAGTGATCTTCGACTTGTCGATTGTCAGGCCGAGGCACTGGGCCGTAATCGTTGAGTTCTGCTGTGCGAGAGCAGAGTTAGCGGCGGCCATGCGACACCTCCTTTCCTGTTTCTTCCGTGCTGCCTTGGTGCTTCGGCGTGAGCGTCGGCCCATGATCGGACTCCTTCACTATGTCTTGAATGACGTCGATGGCAATCTTATACGCCTCGCTCTTGGCCCCATACCAATGAAGGCGGGCAGCCCGTTCAAGCCGTATCTTGCCGTAATATTTCGAGATACCCATGATGATCCTTTTTGGCAAGTTTGCCAAGAGTGACAGGAGGGATGAGGATTTGGAGTCCCCATCCCCCCTGTTATTAACCCGTGCATTGCCTCTACCTTGACCGTTGACCTTCCCAAGTCTTTTCGCAATTATCTTCCGCTTGCTAAGGCGGGGCGATTGGAATCTGACTATACCCGGGACGCAAGTCGGCTAGGGGCCAGTGTGCGTGGCGGGCGGGCGCGGGCGGTGTGGGCCGGATGGCTTATGGATAGCGCCGTTTCGCGGACGGCTTTAAGGGTCTTGCTCCCACTTCCTGCATTTCCAGACTCTCACAGTTGATCCCATATGATGATGGACTCAAGGCGTAGGGGAAACGAACCCCTATCTTACTAGACCTATAGCGTGAGCAGGGTTAATGGTGGATCAGGCGGCCTTCGCACCACGCAGAGCGGTCTGCTCGACGTGATTCTTGTCGGCCTTCTGGGCGGATTCCCGCTGTTTGGCGGTCTGCTGCGGATAGCGCGAACGCAGGCCAGCATAGACCACCGGCGCACCGGCTGCTTCGACTTCGGCGCGGGTCAGCAGCTTGGTCGGACCGGTCGCGTCCCAGCGCGCCAACTGCTCGGCGCTCATCTTCTGAGCGAGAGCCGCCGTGTCCTGCGATTCGTTGAACAGCGCCGACGGTTCGGTGAAGTCCGATTTCAGATCGGTCCACGCCTTCGGCGGCAGGAACGGATTGTCCATCGCGCCCTTGCCGATGTTCCGGAACAGACCGAAGATGTAGTTCGGATTACCGCCCTTCATGTTCGAGGCCGGGTCGCCGCCGGTATAGACCGAATTGTCCGTGGCCCGCAGGAACTCGAAGCCTTCGTCCCGCAGAATCTTGAGCCACTTCGCGCCGACGCCGCCCGAAATCTGTCTGGCAGTCAGGATGGCGAGGAAGACGTGGTTCGGCATATCGCGGTTCGAGAACGTGCCGATGCGGATGCGCTGCCGGAAGATATCGGCGTAGGTGGGACCGGCGAAGCAATCGCCCATCGGGGTGCCGCTGTCGCCCGACACGATCTGGATGGACGACTTCTCGTCAGGATCGACCCCGAAGTTCTGGATGATGCAGCAAGCGCAGCAGCCCCAGTAGGTTCCCGGAATCGAGGAACCGAAACGCAGAAATTCCATGTCATTCTCCTTCGAGAGAGTTCAAACGCTTGCGATATTCTTGGCGCTTTTCGTCACGCCATGCATCACGAAGGTCCTCGCAATAGACCCCGCGATATGGGATGCGCGGGACGAGACTGCCGATGACGACAGTCGCTTCCCTCTTTGTGCGACACCACGAGCAATCGCAATGCCGCCAATTCCGCTTGTGCTGAACAATCCCTGCGGTGACGATTTTACCAGCAAGGAGTTCGTTGGCCCGCGATGAAATCGCCGACCGCAAGGATTGCACAGTCATGGTTCGCTTTCACGAATCGAGGTCATGGAATACTCCCTGAAAGTTGGCAAGTTTGCCAAGATGGAACGAAAGGGGAACGGATGGTATTACCCGATGACAGGTTCCCAGTTCTGCCAGCGGGCGAGGTATTCGACTTCGGCGCGCGGAATCGTCTGGCATCCGATGGACACCTGCGTTTCCGTGATGACGACGTTGTGGCCGTTCGAGTAGTAGTTGCTGCCGATGTAGTAGGACTGCGGCTTCTTGCCCCCGGCCCAATACTTCGACGCACGTTCCCAGACGGACTTCGCGGTCTTGACCCCGATATCGTGGCCGTTCCGGCGAATCTTAGGCCCTTTGCTCGTGAGTTCGAAACAGGCGAATTCTTCCGCCGGGTTCAACCACGGGTAGGCAGGAACCTTCGCGTTGAGCTTCGTCAGCACAGGCAGGAAAGCCCGCATCGCAGCGCGTTCTTCGGCGGTGAATTCGATCCCGTTGAATTCGAGTTCGATTTCGATGTCCTTGCCGTCCAGCAGCCGGTCGCGCAACCGCTTGATGTTCATGAGGTCGAGGAAATTCGGCACGAACCGAACCGGCTGGGTCGGCGTGGCCAGCGCGATGATAGATGTTTGCTTCGTCACCGACTGCCGTGCAAACTGATCGGATGAAATCAACAGGACCGCCGACAGCCGTCGGAAAATCCGATCATCGGGGTTATCGGTGGTCGTCTCGGCAACGGCTTTCTTCTGGTCCATATCAGTCACCTTTCTTCACGGTCGGTGCGGAAACCTGCGGCCAGTGGCGACCGACCTGCTCGCCTTGGCTGTTGTAGATGAATCCGTCGGTGTGACGGACGAATCCCTGTGCTTTCGCAATCCGCTTCTGGATGCGACGAACGAGACTGGACATAAGCCCTCCTATTCAGGTGTTTCAACGATGCGATATTCACGACGGGCACTTTCCCCTCGCTGACTGACCGCGTAGTCATTCAAGTCCCGCCAGAATTCCAACCGACTTTCGGTTTTTTCGGGCGGCACATCATACTCGAAAACTCCCCACTCCGAATACTGCCACTCCCACCCGGCATAGCAGCCGTTGTAGCACCGCCGCTTTCCATCGACGTTGACTAACGTCTTGGCGCGACATTCGAGATTGAGTGCCATCGGTTACTGCCCGTAGGCGTAGTGGTAGACGGTGACGTCACAACCCGAGTTCGAGTTGCGGAACGTCGTGACAGGGACGAACCCCATCTTTTCGAGAATCGGCCCCCAGACGTCGATCTGGCGCACCGGGTTGTAGCGGCTCTTGTCGAAGTTGTATTTCCCCGACGTCAGAACGGCCTCGATCAACCCCTTCGGGCGTTCGGCGATGGTGAGTTCGATCAGCCGTGCCGCGCGTTCTTCGTGCGTCTGTTCGGGGTGGCTATACCTCTTCCCGATATCCCGGCACTTGTCGTAGTCGTCAGGGAAATCATACTTGACGGCCTCGTGTTTCCCGATCTTCATGTCCGGGCCGTCGTCGAATCCCCAGAGGGTGCTGATCCCGCAGCAATGCCCGCCGTGCGAAAACATGAACATCAGTGTTCTCCTGTCAGCCAATCACCGGATTCGACAGGCGTGGCTGCGTAGCCCGTCGAACCCATGTATTCGTAGACCCACGCATCGCGCCCGCTTTCGGTCTTGACGACCTTGCGACAGAACAGGTGGGGATGGCCCTCGTAGTGGTCGAGACGCGCCGTGATAGATTCGTCTTCGATCAGGAAGCACTCGCCAACGACAGCGGGTTTGTCCGCGTCGAAGGTTTCGCCTTCCAGTTTCACCCCGGGAAACCACCCGAGAGAGAACAGGTTGCCGCTGACGCGATCCGGGCCAGCGAACAACGCGGCACCAGTGCGAGTAAGATCAGCACTCTGGCCAAGCCGAAGCGTTCCGTAGACAAAGAGGAAATCTCCCTTCTTCATTTCAATCTCCTTCAATTACGACCAGCATTCAAAGAGTCGCACCCGGAAAGAGTTCGTCGTTCCGAGTCTCACGCTTTTCCCAGAATTTCCAACGCATTAGCCGATATCCTGAAAGGATTTCAACAGCGCGGTGTAGTCCTTCTCCGCTTTCGCGTAGTCTTCATACCGCATCCAGTGGCGCGTCCAACAACCGTTCTTCCCATCGCACACAATCTCGATGCCGTTGTCCGGCCCGTCCACCCCGGCGCGCCCAAGACATTTGACCAGACGCATTGACTGAATCTGATCGTAGCGCACCGTGATGGATTGTGTTTGCCAGTGATCCGGGTTACAGGTGTGCAGAGTAACCCACGGAGTCGAGATTTCAATTCCCATTGTGCTTCCCCTTAACAGCACGGGCGACGACGTTCGCCGCTTCTTCGTGGCCGAGCGCCCGAAGCTGCCCTTCTGTCACCAACCCGCGTTCACCAAGATCGCGGAACGCTCGCTGCAAAACAAGGCAGCGTTGCTTCACCCATTCCATCAGTAGCTCCTCTTGCTCTCGTCCCTGCGTGACCGCAGGTCGCAATCGTTCCATCCCTTGAGCCATTCGACATAGCTCTTGGTCCCGCGCTGATACGGGTTATCCCGCTTCGACCATCCGAGAGAACGGGCTTCTTCCCCTTCCTCGTATGCCTCGGTCTTGCGAAACTTGGCAAGTTTGCCAAACTTTTCCTTGGTCAGACAGCCCATGATTAACTCCAATGTTATAAGAGCAGCGGAGAGACTCGAACTCCCATACCGTCCTTAGATCATTGCCTTTTGTAATAAATTACTTCCGGCTCTCTAACATGACGGCTTTTCCACTTAAGTTACGCCGCTCATATAACAGGGGCCTTTTAGTGTGTTGCCCCAGCACTGTGGTTTTAGCTGCGGGCCGTCTCCGCTATCGGCAACAGTCTAACGCATTACTCGTCCTCCTGTTCTTCGCCGTTCTTCTCCTTGAGCAATTCTTCCGCCCAATGGAGATATTCTTGGTATTCGCGGTGGTCCATGATAGATTTACTCCACCATCTTGACGGCTTCGACGATGCACCACCAGACGAAGATGGCGACACCGAAGGACAAAAGAAAAGCACCAGCCCGCGCAAACAGGCCGATGCTCCGAGCCGCTTCACGCGGCGGCAAATGGCAAAACTTACCCATGTTGTTCTCCCTACCAACCGTCACCGAGATAGTTCAGGCATTCTTCGAGTTCTATAGGCTCGTCTTCGAGAATCGGAAAAGCCGGGTCAGGAGGGCAAAGCTCTTCCTTCGTCCCGATTGCGTAACACGGAGCAGGAAACTCGTCCTCTTCGTTAGCGGTCATCGTCAGGTGCTTCGGGCCGCAACCCAATCCGATCAGACGCGGTTCAGGCATCGGTTGCGGAGCATCAGCCGGAGCGGCGACGAACAAAGCAACCATTGCGAGGAGAACAACAGAGAGACGCATTCTAAATCCTTCCTTTTGGCAAGTTTGCCAAGATTTACTTCACCCGGATTATTTCCTTGTGTTTCCGTGCCTTACGGAGAGCAATCAGTATCCGTCCAGCCTTTTCTTCGGACCGGGACTCAACAGGCTTCGAGCGAAGAAAGCCTTTGCCGTGATTAGAGGCTTTCTTCTTCTGCTTCTTCGGGGACTTATACTCCGCTTCCAACCACCTGTCCATATCGGGGTTGCCAAGGGCCGCTAGATCAGCTTTCTTTCGCTTCTCATGCAGAGCCTTCGCCACCGATGCAGGCAGCAAGTGGATGCACCTTTCAGGCTTACCGAGTATCCGCATCGCCCGATTGAGCTTGACGATATACGCCCGCTCTTCATCGGTGTAAATACCCGGTGGCGGGATTTGTTCCGGCGGCCTATCGGGGATATTCCAAGGATCGCCCCGGACCGCGAACATATCCATATTCGACTTCAAGCGACCACGAGTCGCGACCTTCATGCGAGGCATCCCGTGAACTCCCATGCAGCGATGATCGACTGGACTTGCTCGTTAGTCGGTCTGCTTTCACCGAAAGATTCGATAGTCTCACCGTTCGGGCTAACCAAATGCCAGCCGGAATAGATCGACTGCCACAACACACAATCCTGAATTACTTCTTCCATTGCAAACCCCTTTGCAAAGAGCGGCTTTCACCACGACAAAACTTAGAAGAAAGCAGGGACCGGGAAGGGGCAGCCCTATCAACCTGCTTTCACCTAAACTTTGAGCGACTAGCGTCAAACTCTCACTACTCTGGCTTTCCCTTTCGGATAGTAACCCTTCCCGTTGGGGAAAGGCCGGCCATCATATCGGGCGTTAAAAACTTTTGCTGTTTTTCGTGCCACTTTCCGGGTTGAATTGACGGCTTGGTAAAACCTGGGACCGTCTCCCCAATCGTATAGGGCGTTGAACATAAGACTGGCTTTCACTTTTGGCAAACTTGCCAAAGAACAGAACGAGAACAAGTGACCGTTGGTCACGCAAACAACTTTTCCAGACACGAAAGGCCCCTGCCCCTGTCGGTTTCCCGACAAGCGCAAGGGCAAGAGACTAGAGACAGGCTAGGCTTAGGGCTTTCGGCTATCGCCGTTAGGCGAATTCAGCCCCGGCTTCAATCGAAGCGCCAGCTTCCCCGATTGCTTCGATCATGACCGCAAGCGCGGCATAAGCCGACAGCAATTCAGGATTGCCCTTGATAATCGAAACGGCTTCGGGCTTAGCAAGGCTATCGCAAAGGCTTTCGATATGCTTCGGATTGAAAGCGGCTTCGGCCTTGGCGGTATGTTCCTTACGGATAACCGCAAACCGCTCATAGGCCGTAAACAGGGAAATATATCCCTCGTTCAATTCCCGGCAAACTTGCTCGACTTCATCGGCCGGCAGGCCAGCGAAAAACTTGCCGCCATCGTCCGCCCCTGTCGAATACTCGAAGGCAGCGACGGCACGGACAATCCGCTTTCTTAGGTGTTCTCCCGCTCCATGCGGCGTTTTGCTTGCGTCAGGATGACCGGCCGGAACGCTAGGGGCGTCGGGGCCTGCACCTTTTTGCTTACACCCGAAGGTATCTTGCAAAGCCGCCGACACTTCGGCGTTGCTAAACAGTCCGGCAATGCGGCCCTGATAGAGAGGCAGCGCGCCAGTATTGGCAACTTCAGCCGCTTCCCCGTTCTTGACTTTTCCGTCCGAAAACAGGTCAGCAGCATGAGCAAGCCGTTGCTTCGACAGCGACAGCAAGTCCGCTTTGGCCGCGATATCCTTGGCGATAGTCCGCGAATAATCGCTAAACATATTCCCCTTGGCCGGTTCACCATTGGCCGGTTCAACCTTGGCCGCTGGCATTTCCGCCGGGCTTTCGATCATGGCAGGGGCAGGCGAATTCGTTTTGGTCTTAGTCATGGTAACATTCCTTGCTTAGTCCTACTTTGGCAAGTTTGCCAATTTCACCGCTCAATCGGTGGATAGGCTTTGCCGTTTCGGGCATCGGTTGAAATGCCACCCTGCTAGGCAGGACAGCAAAGGCCCTTACTCTCTCTCCCGTCCGGTTCGCCGCTGCCGATCTTGCGTGATGCCAGTCTGATGCAAGGGTAAGCAAGGGGAAGGGGAACAGGGGAAGCGCTGCCCATGCCTTGCGGGAAATGCCGCGCATGGGGAAAGCAAGGGCCATTGCTGGCCTGCCTGTCTCTAGTCTCACAATGTCAAAGAGCGGCCCCAAAGGGCAAGGCAGATATAGCAAGGGGCGTGCCAAACTGTCTTTCCTGTTGTAAATCAAGGGCTTAGCGTGTTCCTGTTCCGTTCTGAATGTAAAGAATACCGACAGCGTTAGGGGGATAATGGCGGATTTCTGCCGTTTCGTGGTGTAAAGAATACCGACGCCCCTTCCCCGCCATGCTAGGTATATAGCCGTTGTTCCCGCTCTGTTCTGTCAAATATCCCGACAGGTTCCCGGTCCGTTCTCCTTCTGTTCTCGTTCCGTTCCGGTAGGGGGGGGGGCATGGATCGCAAGGTCCTGCTGTGAGGTGAAAGTCCGCCTACGTAGCTACACAAAATTTTGAAAATTCCACTCTCCGATTTTAAGGCCCGTAGAGAGGGTTCGGCGGTCAACCGCTACATGGGTAGCCTGAATGTCGGTCTTCGCGCTGTAGCCCCTGTTTCCGGGGAAATTTCGGGGTGTTTATCCCGGGGCGGACCTGCGGGGGTGCTTGCAGCGAGGCTAGCCCCTATAATCTTAGTATATAGGTTAGTATATGATTATCAATTATCATTAATCATATCATATACTAAGTTCATATACTAGTATTATACTAGATAGGGTATCACAGATCGAGAGATTTGTCAAGTGTTTTTTCTATGTCGCCCACTCCCCACACCCCCTTACCCCTCTCCCCTCGCCCATTCGGAAATTTCAAAAAAAATTTTCAAAAATTCACTTTTTTCTTGACAGGTTTGTCGAATCGTGGTATAATATGCGTATAAGGTTGGGAAAGTTTCCTCCGGAAACGCTGGGAGATTTTCGTCTAAGAGTGGCGATAGCCACGACTAAGCGACGAAGGAGTGAGATTTTGAAGAAGAAAACCACGCTTCCGAACACGAAAGGCCGTCAGGCTGCCCAACGGAAGTATAACTCCAAGCCTGAACAGATCAAACGACGCTCCGCCCGCAACAAGGCTCGCCGGATTATGGAGAAGGCAGGCCGAGTTCGTAAGGGAGACGGGAAGGACGTCGACCATAAGAACTACAATCCCAAGGATAATTCGGCTAAGAACCTCCGGGTGACGTCGGAATCCGCAAATCGTAGTAGGAACAAGGTTCGTCGTTCGACGAAGGAGAACAAACGTGGCTAAAAGCAAGGCGACCGGAAAGGCCCGGCACCCGCATGATGCCAGCCGACCGGAGAGCCAAGCCGTTCTGAATGCCCTCGCTTCGGGGGATATCGACCAGCTTGAGCTTGCGCTTTCACCTAGGCAGCGGGCGTTCTGCCATGAATACATCGTAGACTTCAACGGGACCGCTGCTGCGATCCGTGCTGGCTACTCCACGAACTATCCAGACCGACAGGCTCACAACCTTCTCAAGAATAAGGGTGTCGCCACTTACATCGACTTCCTCACTCGCAGTAAGGAAGCCCAGATCGTGTCTGTGAACCCGGATTACGTCATCCAACAGGTGACGGCAATCATCACCAAGGAAGGCACCCGGGACGGCGATAAGCTCCGGGCACTCGAACTCCTAGCTCGTCACCTCGGTATGTTCATCGACCGGACTGAAATCTCCGGTAAGGACGGTGAGGCGATCAAGTATCAGGAAATCGAAACCGAAGCCAATGACTTCACTCGGAAGATCATGGATATCGCTTCGCGTAAGAAGCCTGACCTGAAAGTAGTAGGCGATTAATGGAAAACCTCTCCCCTGCACAACGGTTCGCGGAACTCTCGCCCGAAGAGCAGGAAGAGTTCCTGAATAGTCTCTCCCCAGACGTCCGGGCACAGTTGAAATATCACTGGCCGTTCTGGGCCCGACCGAACCAGCTACAGCCCGAAGTAGGGAATGGCGGTGGTCCGTGGTCGACTTGGTTGATTCTAGCTGGGCGTGGGTTCGGCAAGACTCGGACGGGTGCCGAGACTATTCGAGATTGGGTGTGTGGCAAGACCCCTCTTGCCCCCGGCAAGTGCTCACGCATCGCTCTTGTCGCTGAAACCGGTGCTGACGCCCGAGACGTCATGGTTCTTGGTGAATCAGGGCTTCTGGCAGTCCACCCGAAGGATTTCAGGCCCACCTATATTTCGTCTAAGCGTGTCGTTGAGTGGCCGAATGGAGCACAGGCATGGCTGTATAACGCAGTCGAACCTGACCAGCTTCGTGGTCCGCAGCATGACGGTGCTTGGTGCGACGAAATGGCTAAGTGGCGCTATATGCAGGACACTTGGGACCAACTCCAATTCGGTATGCGTCTCGGGAGCGATCCTCGCACTATCGTCACAACCACGCCTCGTCCTCTTCCTCTCATCCGGAAGCTGCTCAAGGACCCGATGGTTGCTGTCACTCGTGGGGCGACCCGCGATAACGCACAGAACATGGCTGCTAGCTTCATCCGCGAGATTGAAGACAAGTATGCCGGGACTCGACTGGGTCGTCAGGAACTTGAAGGTGAAATCCTCGATGATATCCCCGGAGCCCTCTGGAACCGAGAAACTCTCGATGCCTGCCGCGTATCGGAAGCACCTGTTGACCTTGAACGAGTTATCGTTGCAGTCGATCCTGCAACCAGTTCAGAGGAAGGTAGTGACGAGACTGGGATCGTGGTTGTCGGCCTCGCCCGAGACAAAGACGGATATGCTCGTGGCTACGTTCTTGAGGATGGTTCAATAAAAGGTTCTCCGGAAGAGTGGGCTCGTCGGGCCGTCATGCTCTACCGGAAATGGGAGGCTGACAAGATCGTCGCCGAGAAGAACCAAGGCGGAGAAATGGTCAGTGCAGTTCTCAAAGCTCAAGACCGTTCGGTCCCTGTTACGCTTGTTCACGCCTCTCGCGGCAAGATTGTCCGAGCCGAACCTGTGTCTGCTCTCTACGAACAGAAGCGGGTTCACCACGTCGGAATCTTTGACAAGCTTGAGGACCAGATGTGCCTATTCTCGGTCGATAACTTCCGCACCCCTGCTATGGGGTCGCCTGACCGAGTCGACGCTCTCGTCTGGGGGCTAACCGAAATCTTTGACAAAATCACGTCACGTCGCCGTTCCACTAATACTCCGACCTCGGACAAGCCGAAGAAGGCTTACCACGGTCACGTCGGATTGGAACACGTCGAGACTGGTTGGATGGCAGGATAATTCGTCTTTCGACGAAGGAGAAAACATGAAGGACGAAAAAGAACCAACCGGGCTTCCCGAAGAATACGAAGACGCCCGTGGTCTGGACGTCATTCAATACGGGTCTGACAAGATGGACGATGAGCCGGAGAAGGGATACGTCCCCGAAGGCTATGAAACCGTCGAAGACTACTTGAAGTGCCTGCGTGAAGATTACGAGTCCGACCTCCTAGCTGACGAAGACAACCGTCGAGAAGGACTGGACGACAAGAAGTTTGCTGCAGGTGAGCAGTGGGACCCGCAAGTCCTCGAACACCGCAACGGCCTTCCGTGTCTCACCATCAACACGATTCCGCAGTTCACCGCACAGCTTGTGGGTGACTGGCGGCAGTCGAGGAATGCGATCAAGGTCCTTCCCGGCGAAAACGGGGATACCGAAATTGCCTCGGTTCGCGGGGACCTGATCCGTTCCATCGAGTATAAGTCCCGGGCTGACCGCGTCTACGATGCGGCATTCGAGTCGCAAGTCACGTGCGGCGACGGTGCCTTCCGTATCGCCGTGGAATATGCCCGGGACGACGTCTTCGATCAGGACGTATTCGTTCGTCCTATCGACGATGCCTTCTCGGTGGTCTGGGATCGTATGTCAATCGACCCTACTGGCCGTGACGCTCGTCACTGCTTCGTAGAAGACGCGATTCCTCGGAAAGAGTTTGAACGCAAGTTCAAGGATGCTAACCCTGCTGAAATGCCCCGCTCGGATATGCGGGATATGCGTCAGTCGGGATGGCTCGATGACAAGACTGTCCGTGTTGTAGAACACTGGCGAATGATTGAACGCGACCGACTGCTCGGCCTCTTCGGAGACGGCTCGATTCACGTTCTGGGTGAGACGGCTGATGAGCTTGTTGCAAAGCTCGGTCCGCCCCTCAAGACCCGCATCGCCCCGTGCCTCTACGCACAGATGCACCTGACTACCGGTTGGAAAATCCTAGCCGGTCCTTACGAATACAAGCTTAACCGTCTCCCGATCATTCGTATGTCGGGCCGCGTTACTAACGTCGGTGGTAAGCGTGTTCGTTACGGTCTTGTGAGGTTCATCAAGGACCCCGCCCGTCTGCGTAACTTCTGGCGTTCGGTGGCTGCCGAACAGCTTGGCTACGCTCCGAAGGCGCAGTGGATGGCTACCGAAGGTGCCGTCGAAGGTCGTGAGGACCTGATCCGCAAGGCTCACCTCACCCGCGACCCGCTGTTGATCTTCAACGACGAGGCTGTCTTCGGGCAGAACGTAATCCGTGTTGAGCCTCCGCAGATGCAGATGGCTCTGCTGAACGAAGCCAACATCAACACCCAAGATATGAAGGACGTCACGGGTATCCATGACGCTTCGCTTGGGATTAAGAGTAATGAAACCTCCGGCAAGGCGATCATGGCCCGGCAGAAGGAAGGGGATATCGCATCCCTCACCTTCTACGACAACGGGAATGCTTCGCTGCTCGAAGCCGGGGACGTCATCAACCAGCTTATCCCGCAGATTTACGACGGGACCCGTATCGTCCGGTTGATTGGTGAAGACGAAGCCCCTAAGCTCGTCAAGATCAACGACCCTTACGATATGTCGTCTCCGAACCTCGCCACCGGGAACTACGACGTAGCTCTCTCGACTGGTGCCAGCTACACGACCCGTCGGGCCGAGGCTGCCGAGGCAATGATGCAGGCTATTCAGGTCTGGCCGAATCTCATTCAGGTCGCTGGCGATATCGTCGCCAAGGCACAGGATTGGCCCGGGGCTGACAAGCTGGCTGAACGACTCAAGAAGACTATTCCTCCGCAGTTCCTTGATCCCGAAGATCAGGCCGAAGGCGGGCAGGTTATGCCCTCGCAGGAGGAAATCCAGCAGGCTATGCAGCGTATGCAGCAGCTTGAGTTGGAGAATCAAGCACTACAGCAGGAACTCAAGGACAAACACGAAAAGCTTGAAATTGATCGGTATAACGCTGAAACCCAGCGTATCCGGGCGCTCTCTGACCATCAGGTTGACGCCAACCAGATGGAAATGGACGCGATCCAAAACATTCTCGACGAAAGTCAACGCCAGTACGAACGCGATATGGCCGAACAGGAAGTCGAGGCCCAGAATGCCAGCAGTGGTGAAGACTCGGAAGAGTCCTAAAAACTTACTCCGGTCGTCGTAAGGCGACTTCGTGTCCCCGGGGAAAGCCTAGCCTCGGGGGTCACACGCAATAAATAGGCAATCGGTTGAAGGACCGCAAAACTACATGGTTGATAATACCACCGCAGACCTCGATTTCGGCACCGTAATGTCGGACGAAGAACTCGCTGCCTCGCTAGAAGCAGAGAAGACTACTCCCACGGAAGAACCGAAGCAGGAAAGCACCCCCGAGGACGATCCCCTCGCACCTGAACAGATCGAAGAAACTCCGAACGAAGACGACGAGGAAGTCGATATCCCCGCTGACGAGCAGGAAGAATCGAACGCCCTCAAGTTGAAGCCGAAGAAGAAGACTGCACAGGAACGGATTGATGAACTGACTGCAGCCCGTCGGGCCGCTGAACGTGAGGCCGAAGACCTCCGTCGGCAGCTTGCCGAACGTAGTCAGCCGAAAGAAGTAGAGACTAAGGAAGCCGTTGAAGCTCCGGCAGGTCCGACCCCGGACGACGTCGATGCAAACGGTGAAGCCAAATACCCGCTTGGCGAGTTCGACCCCGGTTTCATCCGGGACCTGACTCGTTTCACGCTGCAGCAAGAGCGTGAGGCCCTTCGGGCACAAGAAGCTGCCGAACGTCAGGCGGAGCAGGAACGCTCTGCTGTTGAGGAAATCCAGCGAGGTTGGCAGGAACGTCTTGCCGTCGCTGAACAGACTCTTCCCGACATTCAGGAAAAGGGTATGGCTCTGGAATCGACCTTTGAAGGTCTTGACCCGAGCTACGGCACTTACCTTGCCCAGACAATCATGTCGATGGAGCATGGCCCCGAAGTCCTTTACTACCTTTCGGACCACATCGAGGAAGCCAAGGCGCTTGTCGCTGGCGGCCCCCTCAAGGCAACTCTCGGCCTTGGTGAACTGAACTCCATGTTCAAGTCGCGTAAGACCGAGCCAGCAGTCAAGGTAACTAAGGCTCCTGAACCTCCGGTGGACCGTGCTCGCGGCACCAACGGTCGGTTCGATGTAGCTGACGATACCGACGACTTGGATGCCTTTGCCAAGAAGTTCTACGGAAAGTAAAGGAACATTGGCAGAGGCGGTAGACTAAGGACTAAAATCAACTATGGCTACTGTTACTGTCACCCAGCAGAAGCTGGTGCTTAACACGTTTGCGACCATCTTTCAGAATAACCTGATTGCCTCCGACCTCGTTAGCTGGAAGCAGCACGATGCCGAAATGGACGACCGAAACGGTCTGCAGGTTATCGAGCAGGTTGGTCCCCGTTACACTGTGACTGAAACGACCGATGGTGTCAAGGACCTGTCGGGCGGCGTTCAGGACAGCGTGTTCGGTTCGGAAATCTTCAAGGTGAACAAGACCTTCGGCGTCAGCATGGGCTGGGGCGACTTCGTGAAGGTCCGCGATATCGGCTCGGCCCGCGAAAGCGAAGCCCTCAAGGCCGTGGCGCAGCAGCTTGCCGAGAAGATCGACGCTTACGTGCTGTCGACTGCGATTCTCGCGTCGAACAACTGGGTCGGGACTGCCGGTAATAACGTTGCTGATCTTGGCGACGTCGCTACCGCTTACACCCGTCTCAAGGAAGAAGGCGTGGACGACAACGACCTCCGCATGGTGCTGTCGTATGCCGACCGCCAGGCGCTTGCCGAAACCCTCGTGGCGTATCCGGCCACCGACAGTCTGTCGACCGGTGCGTTCCGTCGTGGCTTTGAAGGTGAAATCTACGGTGTTCCCACCGTGTTCACCCAGCAGCTTCCGGCGCTCACGATGGGCTCTCGCGCTGCTTCGGGTGCCGCTGCCATCAACGGTGGTGCGCAGAATGTGAACTATACGGCGGTTGCTGCTTCGACGGCTCCGGGTTACTTCATGACCCAGACCATCGCCATCGACGGCCTGACTGGTTCGCAGACGATCAAGGATGGTGAAGTCTTCACTATCGCGGGCGTGTATGCTTGGGACAACCGTGCTGGTGTTACCACCGGTCGCCTGCAGCAGTTCCGCGTTGTGGGGGATGCCACCGCTACCACGGGTGCGATTGCGGCTCTCCGCATCTTCCCGGCACTGATCGTTCAGGGCACCAGCGACGTCAACACCGCTCACGCGACCGTTGACTCGGCACCGGCTGATAACGCCGCGATCACGTTCATCGGCACCGCTTCGACTGCTTATCGTCCTCGTGCGATCATCCAGAAGAATGCGATTGTCGTGGATACGGCGCAGCTTGTCCTGCCCGCGACCGGCACTGCCCGTCGTATGGGTCTGACGAAGGTCCCGCTTTCGGTTCGTATGTGGCAGCACAGCGATTTCGATACCGGCGCTCACAGCGTTCGGTTTGACGTCGCCCTCACTGCTAACGTCCGCGAGCGTCGGCGCATCGTCCGCCTCAACGGCTCGTAATGATCGTCGTGACCTAGGGTCACTGAATTTGGGGGAGACTGGGAGTTCTCGGGCTCCCCCTTTTTCTTTGGAGTAAATGATGACGACTATTTCGCAGATCATCACTGACGCCTACCGCGAGAGCAACCTCATCGCTGTTGGTGCCTCGCCTACCACGGCAGAGCAGACCGAGGCGCTCCGACTGCTGAATCGTGTCGTCAGTTCGCTCTTCGGTAACGAAATGGGCGACCCCCTTTCCGTGCTTCCACTCGGTAAAGGAAATATACAGACGCCGAACAGTGTCAACCTCTACATGGATGACCTACTGGACTACTACGTCCCGGCGAACACTCGGTTGCAGTGCAATCTCGAAGAAGAGACTACTGTCAACCTCTCACCGAATCCGCGTGACGGTGAACGCTTTTCGGTAGTGGACGCTAGCAACAACCTTGCTACCCACAACCTTCTCGTTTACGGTAACGGACGTCTGATTGAAGACGCTACGAACATTGTTCTCGATACCAACGGTTTGACCCGCGACTGGTTCTACCGTGATGATCTAGGAGAATGGGTTCGACTCTCTGATCTGACGGTAGACAACAACAGTCCCTTCCCGACTGAATTCGATGACCTCCTAGTCACTCGTCTGGCTCTCCGCCTTTCGCCGCGACAGGGGGCTGAATTCGACCCGGGCTCACAGGTTGAAATGACCCGGCTTGAAAAGAAGTTCCGGGCTCGTTACAAGCAGTCGACTACGGTAGACGTGGAAGACGGTCTGGTAAAGCTTCCCAGCCGACGTCAGTGGGCTAACGGGGGAAGCGGGACTTCATTCAATAGGGGTATCCCACGGTGGTAAGTTCCGTCACCTTCTTCCCGAGTCTTTCGTCGCGCCAAGTCGCGGCGGAGCCGGTAATCACTCTCAAGAACCGCTTTGCCGAACAGAACCCGCGTCTGAACGACAGCCCGGTTTCTCTGATTGCTCGACCCCGGTTGAAAAAGTTCGTGGAAGTCGGGACGGGCCATATCCGGAAAGTATTCTCAACCCCCGGTGTCTTCGACGACGACCTTTTCGTAGTGTCTGGGTTGAAGCTGTATCGTGGTGGATACGACGGAGTATTCGCCGACAAGGGAACTATTTCCACTCAACTGACTGGCGCAGTCTCGATGTGCGCTGTAGCACCTATCGGAACTACTCCTGCTTTCCTTTGGATTGCCGAGGGCGGTATCCTCTGGGTCTATACTGACAACGGTCAGGCTATGGGCCACTTGGAAGTGACTGGCACTCTCGCCAACAACGATACCTTCGTCATCGGAGGCGTCTACTACAAACTGACTAATGGGTCAGTCGATACCGGAACCCCTAACGGGACGTCTGGAACGCCTTACCTTGTTAACATCGGTTTGAACAACGGCGACGCCATCACGAACCTCTACAACGCTATCAACGCCACCGGTGTAGCAGGCACGGACTACTCGACGAATATCGTCGATCCTCACGCTACCGTGTTTGCAGGGTCTTCGTCCAGCACGGACCTTTACGTCTACGCCATCGAATATGGAACTTCCGGGAACTCCATCGCAGTATCCGAGACTTCGGCTAACGCCGCTTGGACTGCCGCTACTCTTACTGGCGGTGGGGCTGAACAGCTTCGGCAGGTTCAGGTTCCTGGTGACGTCGGGGCTATCTCGGTTGCCCAGATCAACAGCTACGTAATCGTTGTTCCTGTTCAGACTACGGCTACCAACGGTCAGTTCTTCTGGGTCAACCCCGGGGAAACCAAGATCGACCCGACTGATTACGCCACCGCTGAACGCTCTCCGGATGGTATCAATCAGGTTGTAGTTTTCGGTGAAATGTTCTGGCTGATGGGTCAGAATACCACCGAGCCTTGGATTACCACTGGCGACGCAACCGCCCCGATGGAACGGTTTAAGGGTGTTCTCTACGACCGTGGTTCGTGGGAAGGCGCAGCCATCCAGGTCAAGGACAGTCTAGTCACCATAGATGAAGACGGAGGTGTCTGGGTTATATCAGGCGGCGCGAACCGAGTATCAACACCAGACATTGAGGAAAAGATTCGTCGGGCTATCCAAAAGGGAGCCCTTCTCGCGTCCTTCTAAGGAAAACATATGTCTATTCAATTCATGGACAACTTCCAGTTCTACGGGACGTCTACCTCTAATATGTTGGACGGTCTTCCGTGGTCTGCTGTAATAGGTTCGCTTACTACTGATCCCGATCCAAATGCCTCAGGTAATGTCTTAAGGCTTTCTTCGTCGGCTAATAACAGCAATACCACCGATACACGACTATCGCTTCCGTCCGTGACGGATAAAGTAGGTTGCGGTATGAGGTTCTACATGGGCTCTCTACCAAGTAGTTCTGGCGTTAGACCTGTTGTTTTGGGATATCGTGATCTGTCTAACAGTAAAATTTATGACTGGATCATTGAAACCAACGGATCACTGAGTCTATACGAGGGTAGTGGAACTTTGATTGCTACCACGACTAATCCAGTGATGGCACCGCGTTCGTGGTTCCACTACGAGTTCTATGTAGACCTAGGCGCAGGAACTTACGAAGCCCGTATTGAGGGGGTGACTGTTTTGTCTGGCAGCGGTCTTACGTCGCTACAGAATGTTTACCTCGTTGGTATGTCACCACGTCAAAACCTTAATTCGAATACTAGTTCCCAGGATTACATCAAGGATTTTATCTTGTGGGATGCCTCAGGGTCTAACAACAACACCTTCCTTGGTCCGGTAGCAGTGTTCTTGCTAAAAGTAAATAGTGACGTATCTTCTGGTTGGACTCGTTCAACTGGTATTACCGACTACCAGCTTCTAGATGAAACCGCTCCTGATGACGCCGACTATATCTCCGCTAACTCAACACCCCCTGCGGCTTCGATCATGACTCTGGAAGACCTTGGTTCTGAAATCGTAGGTGTCAGGGGTCTGCAGATGATGGCGCGGGCTAAAAAGTCCGATGGCGGGGATGCCACTCTGCAGCTCTCTATGCTATCTGGCGCGGCGGAAGACCTAGGTGCAACTCACGCCGTTACCACTGGCTACAAATACTGGTGGGACATTTCCGAACTTGATCCTGATACTGGTTCTCTTTGGGACCCTCTGGCCGTTAACGACGCTATGATCAAGATCAACCGCACAGTCTAAGCGAGTAATAGATGGTAGCAGCAGCGACGATTGACGTCTCCCAGGCTTTTATTCTGGCGACGAATCAGTATAATGCCCAAGACCTATTAGCGTCTCAGGTGTTTGCGCTGACTGCTGCCATTTGGCCCGCAGACGGTGTTTCAGTTTCTCAAGCACATGGATTGGTCGCTGTGGCAGCCGCAAATACAATTACAACGTCTCAAGCGTTCGTCCTTGCAGCTAGCACAGGTCGAGTCGCCGATCCTAATGTCAGGGTTTGGACTTATACTCTAGATGGACATGACTTCGTAGTCTTCCGTCTAGGTAATGATGAGACTCTGGTTTATGATATCACGACTAGTCAATGGTCTACGTTCGCTTCCGGAAGCGGTGCCCTTTGGAGGGCATACAACGGAACTAACTGGCTGGGAGCTGACCCTATTTCGGCGGGCTACGGTAGTAATATCGTCGTAGGAGACGATGGAAACGGTTCTCTGTATTTCCTTGACCCGGATGGAGATACAGACGACGACGCCATAGTAGGGGCGGACACGCCAAGACCTTTCGACCGCGTAGCTATTGGACAGGTAGTAACTCACGGATACAACGCTCAACGGTGTTTTGGTGTTACTCTTCTTGGTAGCATCGGAGAGCAGGTATCAGACGACACCGACCTAAGATCGGTTAATCTGTCCGTCTCTGACGACAGCGGTCATAGCTATACTGATTGCGGCGATTTGACGGTTGATGCCGAAAGTTACCAGACGCGATTGAACTGGCGCTCTTTGGGTAGTGTTCGTTATCCTGGTCGACTATTCAAAATCAGTGATAGCGGGGCCCTTAAGCGTATTGACTCACTAGATGTTCAGGATGAACGGTAATGACTCTACGTCTTCAAGAACTCCAACAAAGAGAAGCAATGGTGAACCCGGACGGAACCCCGTCCCAGTATTTCCTGCGCTATCTTAAAGCTAGAGGTGGGGCCCTTACTGATCTTGAGGCTTCTATATTGTCGAAGGCCGATAAATCGACCCAGGTAATCGCAGGGGCAGGTCTTGACGGAGGGGGCGACCTATCCTCAGATGTAACACTCTCAGCGAATGAACAGGAAATCCTTGATGCTATTTCAACCACACAAGGCTCGATCTTGTATCGAGGTTCTTCTGATTGGGTTGTTCTAACTCCTAGCACCGCAGGCAAGGTATTAACAACTAACGGACCTAGTGCAAATCCTACTTGGGAGGCTGTGACTGGCGGCGGAGGGGGAGGGATGGCCCACTGCGCCCCCTTGCCTAGGGGGACGTCTGCTTCGGCTACTGGCCAAGCTACCAAGGGAATTCAGTTTGATGTAGATATTGCTTTCGATATCTACGGCGTAAGGACTCATATGACGGCTAAGGCCGGGGCTACTTATAGAGCTTCTGTCTGGTCTATGTCAGGCAGTAATCTCGGGACTAATATTGTAACTTCCGCCCCATGGACTGGTGGGGCTACCGCCGAAGAACTTCATGAGGTTCTGTTCAGTGGAGGCCCTTATACTCTTACAGCAGGGAATACTTACGTAGTCCTAATCACCGCGACTTCCGAATCAGCTAGTTACGTCTTTCCTCTTTACTCTACGACCAGTAACTCGTATTTCGCTAACGTCCCTGCAAGGGGTTTGGTCTACGCTAGGGCATCTGCTAACTCACTTTCAGCGGGTCAGGCTATATCAACTGGGGCTGGGAACTACTCCGTCGCACTTCTGACAGGATAACAGATGATCTATAGAAGTCATGATATTCCGGAGATAGTGGCGGCAGTTTCAATGTATTCAGATGAAATCATAGGGTTTCACCCTAGTGATTGGATTTCCGACAACAGGAATATAGCGTTAACTGACGGAAACGGTAACTACAATCTCCTTGAATATGAAGTCCCGGGAGTCTACACAGGACACACGTTTTATAGGGATAGAGGAAAGAACGCGATCCGACTTCTTCGCGAAGCCTTGAAAACAGCCTTCACTGACTATCCTGTCGAGATTATTCGAGGGCTGACTCCTATCAAACTCATAGGAGCGCGTTGGATGGCCCGACAAGGAGGGTTCAAATCATATGGAGTTGTCCAGACTTTGACAGGTCCTTGCGAACTCTTCATTCTGTCTAAACACGAATACTTAGGAACCAAATAATATGGGCGGTCTTTTTGGTGGATCGAAGCAGTCCAGCACTTCGTCGAACGTCAACAATTCTACTCTTTCCTCGGCTCTGATGCCGACGGTAAGTGGTGTTGGCGATAGCTTCAACGCCATCAAGGCGCTGCTGTCTGGCGACACGTCGGGCTTCAACAACTTCAAGAACGCTGCTGGCTATAACTTTGCTGCCAAGCAGGGCACCCAAGGTGTTCTAGGTAGTGGGGCTGCCCGTGGCCTACTGCGGTCGGGTGCAACTGGCAAGGGGCTTGTCTCGTTCGGACAGGGCCTTGCTAACCAATATCTCGACAGCTATCTCTCGAAACTCACCGGTATGGGCCAGCTTGGTCTGGGCGCTGCAGGTGTGCTGGCGGATTCGGGCAAGGTATCGACCCAGAAGTCGAGTTCGAAGAACGGTCTCGGTGGTCTGGTCGGTGGTCTGGCCTCGGGAATCGCCGCTTCCGATCCTCGGTTGAAAGAAAACGTCATCCAGATCGGCCTGCTCGAAGACGGTATGCCGCTCTACAGCTACAACTACATCTGGGATAGTCCGGATGATCGACAGATCGGTGTCATGGCTACTGACGTGGCCGAGAAGCGTCCGTGGGCTCTTGGTCCACAGATCGGTGATTACCAGACGGTTGATTACAGCAAGCTAGGGGGTGTAGAATGAGCCTGTTTGGTCTACTTCCTCAAGGGGTCGTAGAGGCCGTAGCAGGGGCCGGTGGTCCTAATCCAATGGCCCAGATGACTGCTGATCAACCCCAGCCCCCGCAGCACTCCGGTATGTTCGGACTGAAAGGAACCTTCCGAGACGTCCTCGGTGTCCTCGGTGACGCCTTCTTGATGAATTCGGGAATCAACCCTATCTACAGCGGTCAGCGTCATCAGGAAAAGGTCGGAGACGCCCTCAACGGCTTCAACGATGATCCTTTTGGCGCTATCCAGCGACTCGGCGGAGTAGATGCCGCTCTGGGTCAGAAGTATTACGGTGATTATCTCGATAGCTCGGATCGGCAGGCTGCCCTCGCACAGAAGGCGAAGTCTGACGCTTTCAACCAAGAAGGCCAGTTCGCTACTCGCCTCGGTGGTATGTTCGGTGCTTCGAATGAAGCCACCTACGGGCCAATGCTTGCGAATGCCCGGAAGCGGGCTGAATCGCTCGGAATGGGTCACTTGCTTGATGGGCTGCCTGACGTTTACGACAAGGACGCTGTCAATGCTTGGGTTCGTGGGACGATGGAGCCAAAAGAACAGGCTAATATCGACTATCGTAATACCCGCGCAAGCCAGTTCGATGCCGAGCACCAAGAGCGTGTCCGACATAACAAGGCAGCCGAAGGCACTGCCTCTACTAATGCAGCCACTTCTCGCCAGCGCGCTGGAACCTACGGGAAGAAAGTTCAGAGCGATATCGAATACCGGGATTGGCGGAAGACGAATGCTCCGCCGTCGCCTGCTCGGCCTGGAAATACCTCCAGTCGGAGGGCACCCGCTCCTAATATTCCTCCGCCTCCCCCGGGATTCAAAGCCCAGTAAGCAGACTAGCGTCAGCTAGGATAAGGAAACAACATGGCTAATAACCAGTGGGTCGCTGACCCCAACGATCCTAGCCGGATGACTTACACCGACGAGCAGGGTAATGTCCATGTCGCGGTGAGAGACACCGGATCACAGGTTCAACGGGATAAGAGCGGGACTGTAACTGATGTTACGTTCCCTAACTACAAGCCGCCCGCTGGTAAGCCCGCTTCTCAACAACCCGCTACTCCGCCCGAGCGTCGGGGGTGGGGTGATCGGTTCGCAGATAGTTGGACGGAGGCAGGACAACACGGCTCCATCGGAGTTATCTCGCGTAACGGCCTATACTACTCTGGTTACGGTAAAAAAGAAGTAGAGCGACTGTTCCCGAACCTCTCTCCCGAGGAACAGGACAAGAAGCGGTGGGAGCTTATCACTGCTACCCAGAAGCGTATGCGGTCAGAAGCTAACGCTCGTCGTGCTGCCGACCCTACTTGGAAGCCCGACCGGACTTTTGTTGAGCAAGTAACCTCTGGCGACTGGATTCCTGATCTGGCCGGTCAAATCTTCGGTGGTTTCGGTCCTGAGAACGCTATCGCTCCCGGTGCTAACACTGCCCAGAGAGTTGCCGGACAGGGGGTCATCGGGGGTTTGACTAATGCGGCCTCGCAGGGTGCGGATATTCATGACTCCGTCGCCGATGATTTCGACGTATCGCAAGTAGGTATGGATGCCCTCGCTAGTATGGGTGGTCAGGCTATTCTCGAAGGTATCGGGAAGGTGGCGGCTCGTGGTAAGGCTCGGCTGTTTGGAGAAGAGCCGAGGGTCGATACTCCTGATGCCCCTGCTGCTCCGACTACTCCTGAGAGGTATGTCGTCCCTGTTGAAGACCGGGCTGGTATCGAAGATATGCTCCGGAGCGGTGCAAGTCTCGACGATATCAAGGCTAAGTATCCTCGGGCTGTGTTTGGGAAGAACGGCACCACTCTACAGTGGTATATCAACAACCGAGGGAAGTGGAAGAAGGTCAATTGGACCGGTGAAGACGCTCCCGGGGCCACCGGCTCTGGGGTTAACGAACCTATCGCTCCTAACACCCCCGATGAAATCGTAGTCACTGGCGATAAGTCAACTCTCGAACTCAAACCGTCCGATGCCATTGGTCCTAATGGAGAACGAGTAGAAGTTCTTCCTGAGAGACTCGATGATGGAGACGGTAGGACTTACCGTGAATTCCGCATCCGTGATGAAAACGGGGATATCACCCATCAAGGTGAAATCTACGATAACGGAATAGTTGCAGGACACGGGGAGCTTCCTGTTGACGCGAATTTCATCCGATTCGCCGCTAAGGGTCAGGAATCGTTAGATAACCTAGCTCCAGGTTCTCCGGTTGATCCTACTAAGAGCGTAGGAGCCCCGGATAATCTTGATCCGGAACTTGCTGCTAAGTTCGACGAAGAGTTTGGCTCACAGGCTCCTGTTGGACGCCACAACCCGGATAACTTCGTAGAGCCGGTTGTCTCCCCTTCGGGTAAGTTCACTCACGAGGTTACTGGTGAGGGAAAGAATGGGACTCGTCAGGTTTACGCCGAGTTCACTCCCGATGGTGCTGACAGTCCTCTGGAAATCCAAGTCACTATCGACAAGGATGGCTCTGCTACCATCAACATCGAGACGAAGAAGATTGACACCGCTACGGAACACGCCGGGAAGACCGGTCCGGATGCGGTTCGTGAAGGTCTTGATGAAGTCCTGCAGGCGTTCCCCGATATCAAGGAAATCAAGGGGATTCGGAAAGTTGGTGATCGGACTGGTCGTGTAGAACGCGAGCAGAAGATTCCGGCTTCGGTTGTGGAGCGTATGCGTAAACGCGCTGCGGAGAAAGCAACTGCCG